TGCACTCAGATCCTTGACATCACTGATGTTGTATGTCAATGGAAAGGGAAGCCTCTCATTGATATCAACTCTGAAATCATTGATGTATAGCTCCATTACCCGAGTTGTGATATTTTAGTGTATGTCCTATTGATCTGAACAAGCTCCTGAATGAGTCCTGCTTTCCTGCGCTGCTTCAATACATAGTTAGCATTGGTCACATTCACAGGCTCCAGTACAGATGATCCGAAATCATTCTGAAGATATACCCTCGGTGATTCATATAGCTCACGAACCAACCACTGTTGAACATCCTCATGTATCCAGTCTGAATTCAAGATCAGTTTATCTTGCATGAATTTACTCTGAGTCATCTGATGGCCATCACTGAGGCTGTACTCATAATTGTTTGATACGTTCCATCGGCCTGTCACTCTTGAGTAATTATTCGATGTGATATCAGATGAGTCCTCAGATAGCAATGTGAACGTGAATGAATCCCATGCTCCGTACTTGTTAAGCCAGTGAAGTCTCCTTCTGGAGTATGCGCTGCATGATTGATCAAAGTATATCTTGTAAATCTCAGAAGCCTTACCAGGAGTTGATGTCTGCTTGAGTTGTATTGTGTAATAGTAGCAATCATCAAAATCAGACTGAACAAGTGATGTGCCTCCGACCAGGTTAATTGGTGATACATTGATGAATGGAGTCACAAGTCCGGTGCCCAATGTTCCAATCCATGTGGCAGATGTTATGACAGATCCCGATATATCGTACAAATAAACATATCCTGTCAGGTTATCTCCTCCGCTGTTAATGATTGAGAGATACTTGTACTCTATATATGCAACAAGATCCTTGCGATCTCTTGGAAAGTCAGTCAGGAATAGATCACTCTTTCCACCTGTATCAATGTCATAATCTTGGTAGTCCCAGTCACCTGTTGTAGCATCACCGAATCTGAATGCTCCATTTAGGAATTGTCTCGTTGATGATGTGGCAACAGATCCGAGCTGAGTTGCAGCAGGAGTTCCATATTTGTCATATACTTTCAGATACCAAGTATCTCCATCATTCAGATTGCCAATAGTCAAATCTGCCTCTTCAGGATAGTTGCTTGTCACTACTGCTCTGCCAATCTGAGAGATGTTGAATTTGCCAAAGATCCCATTTTCAGGATACACCTCATGCGTTGATAAAAGAGATGCATTCAGATATACCTCAACTATGAATGAGAAGTTAGCCTGCGCTGTTTCATCAGACGAGAACACCCATGTCACATCATTGCAGATGGGCCAAAAAGGCTGAGGATTCTGTGATATTGTTATTGCCATTTGTTAGTATTTTTTGTGAATGTCACCTCAAAGATCAACCCGGTGATCTCTGCCAGATCATTTGATATCTTATTCAGTACCTCATCACTCATGACATTGGCTGTGATGTTGCGAGGCTTGATTCCATATTTAAACTTTGTTGCTGCTGCCGATGCATAGGCATGACTCATATCATATCCCTTCCATTCTCTGATGGCTGTTGCATGTGACTTGGTTACAAATGGCAGCTTGAATTGATAGTTTGTCGGAAACTTGTTTTGCCCTACAGGATTGACTCCCTCATCCTGGAACTTGTAATACTGATCCGCTTGGATCTCAAAGCTCATGTTACCTGTTGGAAAGTACACCACAGATTGAGCCAATGCTCCTGTGTTGTTTACATTGCCCCTGATGTAATCTCTGAATGATTCAGTGACTGAGTTGGCAAGTCCGAGAATGAATTTCTCATATGCTGATTCAGGCTCACTCAGATCACTCTGTGAGAAACCCAATCCCTCAAGAAAATCAAAGTCAGCCATTCTTATACAAAATGTAATCTTGTTCCGTTTTTATCTTGTAAAAATTGAGCCAAAAAAGCGTTTTAACATACGGCTGCCTCGTGATAACATCGACATCTTTGCCAAGCTGCTGCGCCAGGAACGTGATGTTTTTTGTCCAGGCAAACCATTCGGAATCTCTGATAACTGCCTGAGAAGATTCTGGTTCATCATCGTCATCCTCGCTGATTGAATCCCCATGATAGCGAGCTTCCGCTTCTCTGATTCGAGCAAAAAAAAAGCGAAGAAATTTAAGAACTCATCACCAGGGAACTTAGCCTTGAATAGCTCCTCCCTCTTCTTGTTTGGATTCAACACCTTGCCTCGGTTATCCTCCTGGCAATACTCCATCCCTTCCTCCACATAACAGATAGCCAATGCCTCAGAGGGTGACTGTTGAATATCCTCAATCAGCTTCATGTCAATGATCTGTCCTGTGGTGATGTATTCAAAGTTCTTTTCAAACACATACACCTGTCCATCGATAGTGATCTTGGCAGATGGCTCCTCAGTCTTGAACTCAGCAAGCATCTTGAGCAGTCTTGTTGCCAGATCAAGGATATCATCAATGTGGCCCTTGCGAATCTGACTCATGTGCAGTCCGGTGAAGATGCTGATCACCTGACAATGGAAATCAAGCATGCTGCTCAAATCTTTCTTTTGATCCTGGATGATAGGAGCCAACATCAGCCACTTAGTTAACTGATCAGGAGTGCATTCCTGTATGGTCTGCGGATAGGATGCTTCAATCTTTTTCATGCTCTTAGTATCTTATATTGACCTCGCTTGCTGTAGTGCTTTCTGCAATGCCATGCCAGTGCGAGTGAGATCACTCCATCATCATGCATCCCTATTGGTGCAGAGTATTGAACTGATCTCGTATTAGGATTGTAAATATACGTGAAATTCTCAAGCTCATCAATGAGCCATCCCTGATCCATGATCTTGATATCCTGCTGCTCAAATGCCAAGGCAAGGTCCTCAATGATCACAGGCTTGGTCTTTGATGTGGTAGTGAATGGATTGATCAGGTTACGCATCCGAGAGGATAGCATCTCATGGAAGATATCACCTTGATTGTTGACCTCGATCAGAGTCACTGCATTGTACTTGCGGATCTGTGCCTCAACCTTGTCGATGATCTTGGTCCATTCATCATGTCTCCATCTCCCCACATAGATCATCTGTCCTGCTTCGTTGAGTATGGTCAACACAGTGTAGTCATCTGCCCTTCCGATGTCAAGGCCTGCATAGTTCTTGCCTTGCTCTGACCAACTGCCCACGCAGAATCTGATATCCTTGAATAGTCCTGATGCATTGTCAATGAACTCGGCCATGTACTCTTGTCTGAAGATGTGATCAGGGAGTGACCGCTTGCGCTCATGTAGTTCCTGTGGATCAATCATCGGATTGTCAAAGGAGCTGAAATGAAAGTATGCATACCGATCATCATAGTTAGGCTGCATACAGATCCTGTGGAAATGGTTCCTTCCTTTCGGAGTTGAGATGAATATCACCTTCTTGCCCTTGACCATGACTGTGGCTGATAGTACCTCATCCCATAGCTCGGGCCGAGTGAATGCCATCTCATCCACTATCATGTAGTTGAATGTATTGCCTCTAATGTTATCAGGTCTCTCACCGGAAAAGAATTCAATGGTAGATCCAAAGCCACTGACTATCAGATCAGACTTGTTGAATTCAAATAGACCTGAGCTGCGGACCGCCCTCTCAAGATCAGCGAATACCTTCTTGCCTTGCTTGTAGACTGGAGTGATCCATGCGATCTTGCACCCTGGATCATTGATGGCCCAATACAAAAGCTGATTGATTCCGAGCAATGTCTTGCCGAACTGCCTACCTATATTCAGTGCATAGTATTTCTGCGCTCCTGAATTGATAGCGTTGTGAATCAATCTCTGATTATCATGTGGTTTGTATCCTTTGATTGTTGCCATTTAAAGTAAGCGCAGTGCGCTGCGCTACCCGGATACCTATACTTTAAACATATCTACTTTACGAAGTAAAACCAAATCAAAGGTAATAAAAAAACCGAGCAAATATCACCCGGCTTTCATACCTAACACTATCCAAATCCTGATCAAATATAGTGATTATTCCTCAAAGTCAAATTTGTCAACATTCTTTTGCTCAAGATGTTGACGATCATGCATGCCGAGGAAGTTCTTTCCGTAAAAGATTCCTTTGCCCTCATTGGCCACAATGTGTATCCCGAGTGCTTCAAAATCTTCCTTTATATTTTTTATTGTGTCCCATAAAGGATGACTCTCATCATTTAGACATCTATAGAATTGACTCTTCTGATAAAATTCAAAATCTTGCTTTCTCATCCATATCCTTAAAAAGTGCCTAACATCTGGAATGATTCTGTCTGCTACCTGATGAACACCGGAGTTTACAACCACCTGCTTTGTGGCATTCTCACACTCATCAATGTATTTCCATGCGAGCTTTCTGAGTTCCTCTTGATCGATATCTCTGTGCTTGTTTGCCATAGGCCTAACCTATATTATGGAATTCTGTTCCACTTTTAATATTATTATTATTATTATTATTATTATTATTGAATTCTCTCCTGGTCTTGGTTTAGGTATTGGCATCACTTACAGTATTTAACGTAAAAAGTATATG